AAGCAGTTGACTAAGAGTCGTGAATATCATATAGAGCGATTGCAGCTTATGAACCGTATGAATGCGGTTAATGATGGTCTTACGTTGCCTGGTGCTGCTGCGTTGCATAATACGTTTGATCTTAATACGGGTGAAACGACATGTCCTCTAGATCTATTTGATCTGACTCGTGTGTATAACAACGCGTCTTTGGGTAATCCGTCTGTTGGATTTCGTCTTCAGATTACAGATGCCGGTGCTGTTCAATGGGGTATACGCCCTAGTCAAACTCATGATGGTACGACTAACCTTAACGGTCAATGGGCAGTTGAGAGGGCGAGTAAATCAGGTGCTGTTAATGCACAATATATTACTCATGAATGGTATGACATTCGTTTGAATTTGTATGGTTGTAATACACAGCCTACTTATTACGATGTGATGTTGTGCCAGTTAACCTCGCCAGAGTTTGATCCTTTTGAGGCAACCGGTGCAGCGGAAGGTCGTCGGAAGATGTTTTATTGTGGGTTGGTTAAGACTTTGATGTACAACCCGATTAATCCTGGTGATAATTCTTGGAATAAGGGTTTCAAGGTACTTAGACGGTATCGTAAGGTTATCCAGCCTAGCAGTGCGTTTGGTGGTACTGATACTGTGGATAAGAATCCGCACAACCACGTGTTGAAGATTAAGTATGTTCCTAAGAGGACACTTAACTATCATCAGTTTGCTTTTGCGCCTGCTACGGATACTGTTGCTCTTGCCAACCAGTGGGTACAGACATTCCAGAATCCTGGTTTGCTTCAGAATACCCCTTTGCCGCGTGCTCGAATGTTTTTGGTTGTACGTGCTTTGAACACTACACCAGTTTCAATCGGTAGCGCGACTGCTAATAACACTCCGTCTTATGACTTTATGATTCGACGTAAGATAACTTACTTGGATCCTGTTTAAGTAAAAAAGTAAAAAAAGGCCCCTGAAGGCTTAAAATGTCAGCGCGGTTTTACCGCGACACGTACGGTGGTTTTAGGCCCATGTACGTTCAATTCGTACTCGTACGGTTTTAGTTTTTAGTTTCGGTTTTAGTTTTAGTTTTGGTTTTAGGGTTTCGGTTTTAGGGTTTTAAGGTTTTAGGGTTTTAGGGTTTAGGTTTTAGGTTTAGAGAGGCGTTGGGTGATGAGGGGTTTTAGGATTATAGCGCCCCCCTGGCGGGGAGGGCCAGGGCGGGCAAGACGAGGATGGGGAGCCCCCGAGGGCCGGGGATTGATTAGGGTTTATTGTAAACCCTGATCTGGCGGGGATCCAAAACCCCACTGTAGGTGGGGTTTTGGGGCGAGAAGGTCCCCGGAAGAATGAAGGGCGACGGGAAGGGAGCGCCCCGAGGGATGTTTAGCTTACGTCCATGTGGTGGTGTTTAGAAACACCGTTTTGGTTACCTTACGATAACAAAGGAGCGTTAACGTGAGTTAGCGCGGGCCAGGCTGGTAGCGTGGCGTAGGCACGTTGTCTGGATCCCAGTAGGGGGGATCGATTGTTGCCATGTCGTCTTCGTCATCGGCGACGTCGTTGAACATGTCAATCAGATTGTCGCGCGGCGTAACTGGCGGAGTAGGGATGCTTGCGTATTGGGACGCAGCATTGATGTATCCAATCGGATCGATGAATGTATCTTCAGGCGTATTGACGTCTGAATCATTGATGTCAATGTAATGAGAGCTAATAGGAGTAACTGGAGTATTAGGATGCGACATTATAACGTTAAGATTGTATTGAATTGAAGTAGTATGAATGAGAAAGAAAGAAAGCAAGTTGTTTATATACAATTGGATGTCGTATAAGCGCGCGAAGTTTGATTTGAAATCAAGTTTGAAATGCGCGCGAAGTTTGATTTGAACTCAAGTTTGAATTGCGCGCGAAGTTTGATTTGAACTTAAGTTTGAGTTTGGCGCCAGAAGGCAGCTACCGGGCAGCTGCAGTTGTTGCGCGCACGAATGCAGTACACTAGTATATAATGTCAACGAGGTGACCTGAGGTCTAGTATTACCCTCAGGTCACTTCGTTGACAAAACTTCGTTGACAAAATTTCATAGTTGTGAATTTGAATGGCAGCAGCTCGCGATTGGTGCTTTACTTTGAACAATCCTGACTTCGCTATCAACGAGGTTGATATACCAGTTAGCGTGAAGTACCTTGTGTGGCAATTGGAGATCGGCGAGGAAGGAACGCCTCACTACCAGGGCTTTATTCAGTTCTATAGCGCTCAGCGACTTAGTGCTTTGAAGAAGCTTTTTCCTACCGCTCACTTTGAGAAGCGTCGTGGCACAGCGGAGCAAGCTCGCGACTATGCTATGAAGGAGGAGTCTCGCGTGGAGGGCCCTTGGGAAATTGGCGAGTTCGTTGGAGGCCAGGGCAAGCGTACTGACTTGGTGGACGCTGCTGAGTTGGTTAAGCAGAAGGGCGCGAGGGCTGTCGCGCATGAGATGCCTGCGGTTTACTTGAAGTTTCACCGCGGACTTCACGCTTTGGAGCAGGCGCTGGAGAAGCCTCGTCCTGATCCTGACTTTGTTCCCCGCCCTTGGCAGTCTCGCGTGCTCTCTGCCATTTCAGGTCCTGCCAATGACCGTACCATCATCTGGGTCAAGGACACTGTCGGCAACATGGGCAAGTCTCGGCTGGCCCTTTACTTGCAGCGCGAGAAGGGCGCTGTTCAGCTCAAGGGTCGCGTCGCTGACATGGCGTACATGTACAACAAGGAGCGCGTTGTCGTCATCGATGTTCCCCGCACTTATGCGGACAGCATGGATCACTTGTATGCGTTTGCCGAGGAGTTGAAGAACGGCGTGGTTATCAGCACGAAGTACGAGTCCTGTCGCAAGATGTTTGACCCGCCGCACGTGCTGTTCTTCGCCAACTTCTGCCCAGCTTCCGACAAGTGGAGCGCCGACCGTGTCGTACAGTTCGACCTCCAGAACCCTGACCTGCACCTGCCGTACAATTAGTGATTTGATCACTATATAAACCGGTGTTTTTCAACACCACCTTAGTTGACATGTTACAATGGCCAGAAAAGTGCGAATGCGTCGTGGTGTTAGGAAGGGGCGAAGGCGACTCACAAGTAGTGTGTCTACGCCGATTTATGTTCCTGGTCAGGGTGGTTTCGGTGTTCGTAGTGGTACTCTTAAGCGTGTACGTCGTAGTCATGCGAGTCGTTTAAGTGGAGCTAAGCGTCGTATTCCAGCTGTTGGACTTAGGCGTGTTCGGCGTCGACTTAATAGTACGGCAGTAGGAGGCGATATATCTTTCAAGACCAAGTTATGGAAGCGTCGGCGTCTTGGTGTTAAGGCTGCTATTAAGCAGTTGACTAAGAGTCGTGAATATCATATAGAGCGATTGCAGCTTATGAACCGTATGAATGCGGTTAATGATGGTCTTACGTTGCCTGGTGCTGCTGCGTTGCATAATACGTTTGATCTT